GCCATAAAGACTCTTCAGTTTCCTTAATGGTAATATTAATACCAATGGCACCACAATGTGGCGTCGTTAGATTTAGTATTACCATAGAAACATAATGAATCCTTAGGTAAAACTAATCCCGACATGTCTAACCGTCACTTATGTGAGTGAGACGCTTTAGACTATAAAATATAACTTTCAAAAATCAGAATACGTTAAGTTAACGAACTGATATCATATATCTCCTCGGGGCAGGGCCGAGGTAAAACACTGGCATTTAAGTCCTAGATCATCGATATAAGATGATCAGTGCAGCTTCCCGAACCTAGGTTGTACCGAAATAATTATAAAAATGAAAAAAATGAATTTATTCACATTATTTACTATTCCTGTAAACGCAACTCTAACTGCAGTCTCAGCAATGCTAGCTAAAGTAGAGAACGGTTTACATATACTTGATATGCTAAAATTGATTTTAGATCAAATCTTAATCATAGCAGAATATATGCTTGTTACACGATTCAAATCTGTAAAAGCCAAAGCCAAAAATAAAGATAACAGAAATCCTGATCTTCTGAAATTTCTTGGCATCATACGAATGGAGAAAGAGATTAAACCAGAACAAGCAGACTTGCTTGATATAATCAAATTCTTCAAAATGCTTGAAAACTTTATGCTTAAAAGAATTTATCTATATAATATAGAAGAGCTTAAATTAGGACAATTCAGACCAAACGCAGTTATTATCACTAATAACCTACCAACACTATTATTAAGTATTGGTGATCTTAACGAAAACGTTAAATCTGCAATCCTAAATTTAATGTTTTCTGCTATTACAGTATACAGATTCTTTAAAGTTAAAGCAATTCCAAACATTACTACAATAACAGATGGATATAAAGGTGAGGATATTGATAAAATATTAACAGTATTCTTAAATCCATCTATACTAGACAAATGGATGAAAGAGATTACTTGTAACTATAATACAATAGCTCCAGATATCCGATTAGTAATGTATAGCGGAAACGCAAGCTCACCAAACTCCGGTGCATCAACAAATGCACTGTATGAAGATGTGGCGGCTGTAGCTAATGATAAAATCCTATGGGATAATATCATACTTATGTCATCACAATTCAAAAACGGAAGTGATCTGATTAAACTGATAACTCTTATAAAAGAGAATATTAGTTTTAACCAAACACACACGCATTCACGACTATTTAACTTTACTGCAGCTGGTGGTAAAGCAAGAATAATTGCCAATGTTGATTGGGTAACACAATCTTCGCTATCAGCAGTTCACTATACATTATTTGCTATATTGAAAACGATACCGTCTGATTTCACATTTGATCATAAAGCGGCAATTGCTCATGTCTTACAATACCCAGAAACAGAAGGCTATAATTATTATAGTATAGATCTGAGTGCTGCAACTGACAGACTGCCTAGATTAATTCAAGCACCATTAATAGCTGCATTATTTAAACTACTTGGTTATGATGGAAACAAAATAGCACAAGCATGGTTAAATATTGTAGACCGAGAATTTATTACTAAAGGATCGGTACTAAATAATGGTATGCCAGTAAGATACGCTGTTGGTCAAGGCATGGGAATATTTACATCATTCCCTGTCCTATCACTAATGCACCACTTTATTGTTAACTGCGTTGTCGGTATCCCAACAGACAGATATTGTTTAGTTGGTGACGATCTATTATTTTATGGAACATCAGAAGAATACGCTGCATACCTTAGCTTTATGAAAAGCATAGGTGTAACCGTAAACCCAGGTAAAACCATAGAATCAATATCCGCAACAAAACCAACAATAGAGTTTGCGAGAAATTTCATTATCGAAGGGATCAGGATTAATCCTATCCCATTCGGAATGCTCTATGCATGGAATGACGGTAAAATTACCTTCGAAACATTAGCATGGGGATTCGTTAAAGTAATGCCATTGGCATTATTCATTAACATAATGAAACAACTAGATATAACTCTGACATACAAAGATAATGCAGCGTTAGGATACTATATATACAAAAACTTCAAAATAGATTTTGAAGAAATTTATAGTATTCTCCTTGATATCGGCGAACTACCACATTGGTTCACAAAGGATAATCTAGATAAAATCATTAAAATAGTATCAATAGGTAACGATAACCTAAGAACACAACAATATATTAACTCAGAATTTCTTTCTACATATACATCAAACTGTATTGTGCGACATAAAGAAGAAATTGAAAGAAACCATCTTATAGCTAACTCAATTACACTGTTAGCAATAGTGGATAAATCAGTTTTTGATATGTCAGAAACAATATCAAAAAGATTGCTAGATACAGATCTAATACAATATGATACTGATCTAAAAGGCGGTCCTTTATTGAGTAAACGAGAAAGAAACTTTCTTGATTTAATACATCAAACAAACAAATCCAAATAGTGTGACTAACTAAAGCCTCTGTGCTTTAGTCATTAGCCACGACTTTCCGGTAGAGTTACATAACCTAAGGCAACAAAATTAGCTATGGTTAGTAATTGATACCGGATATGTTTAATAAACATAGCCCTCAGTATTATCTGAAAACCACCTGATGAGTTGCATAGGCAGTAACGAAACCGAAAGGTCGTGGTATTTGATTAAAATACACAAAGTCTTTAGATAGAGAACAGTATCCAACATTTAGCAATGTGCCGTACAGTATCCGATTTGACCGATATTACTATAGCCTGCAATGAGAACCATTTCACGCATAGTTCTGCATCCTTCCCTCGCGCTCGTTAAAATTATGTATTAGCTGGAAACTTCGGGCCCAGCTCAGGTTACTCCGCAAATACAATACGAAGCCGGCGCCACGGACGAAAAAGCACGGTGGGGTTGCGAAAAATATGGCGTTTCTTTGCTGAATAATAGTGTTGGGGGGCTAAAAAAACTAGATTTTTCGCGAGAAATTTTTGGAATAAGTTCACTTGCTATACTTTAAATTAATAAAGGATGCATTTTACTGTTCTCTTCAGACACTATTCTCAATGTTTGTTTAATATATATCTTCAATACTGGTAAATGTCAGCGTTAAAGGCACATAAAACGGAAAGACCTTTCGGTTTCGTCTACGCCATAAAGACTCTTCAGTTTCCTTAATGGTAATATTAATACCAATGGCACCACAATGTGGCGTCGTTAGATTTAGTATTACCATAGAAACATAATGAATCCTTAGGTAAAACTAATCCCGAC